AACAACGTCACAAGGAAAAGCAAAAGTATTAACAATTTTTTCTTGCGGAACTATTGGTTTGCAGTTAATTAATGGCACAAAAATTACACGATTTATTCACGAATTATCTAACTAAACAATGGCAACAGAACTAAAAGGAATAAGAATTGAGATTCAAACAATCAAATTCTTAAAAAAACAAGCAAACCTTGAAGGAAGAACCTTCAGCGGAATAGTAAACAAAATTTTAAAAGACTACCAAAATGCAAAAAATAAAAATTAAAAGCACAGTCCATCCTGATCACAGATTCATATCTTACTCTGCATGGATGAAATACATTAGAAACAGAAACAATCAAAAATTAACTAAAACAATCAAAAACTATGACAAAAACAGAAACACAAACCAAAATTAATGAGCTAATTACTTTGCTTAACACATTAGATGTAGCAGGTATTACAGCAACCATCTTCGTTCCGAATGATAACATTCTTAAACTTTTGGCAACAGACTATGAAGTTAAGATATACGAACCATTTGAAATGTTTGGTAACGAACAAAGAATGTTCTACTATTCTAAAGGCAAAGTAACTATCCATGTTAAGAGTGAAATGAAGTACAGAAAAGAAACTAATTTAATTGAATACTAATGAAACAGATAAACTACGGAAAAGTCTTGGAGAAATCAATTAAAAAGAAAGGCATCAGTAAGAAAGCAATATCATTAATGCTTAAGATTTCTCGAAGCACATTGTATGCAAGACTCAAAGATGGCGAGTTCACCTTCTGTCAAATGATTATTTTAAGAGAGGAGAATTTAATATGAGCTACGATGACTGGAAGTTAGAGCAACCTGATGATAGCTATTATGCTGAAGCAGAAACAGAAACAGAAATAAACGAACTACTAAACCCAAAAAACATGGACACTTTAAATTATCAAATTCAGAACTACCTAGAACAAGCTAAAAGAATTTCACAGGAGTACCCACAAATTGACAAAATCGAATACACAATCAAAGATGCATCATATAAAGATGTGAAACAAATTGCTGATGAAGCTGGCAAAGAAGTATCAATAGGAAACGGAAAAGGATTGCTATTGATTTCAGAGGGTATTGGTTATGTGTTTATTTGGACAAAACCTTTGATTGTTTCAGAACCTATAATTGTGGAGGGATAAAGATATGAAAGAAGAAATCGAAAAGCATATAATTGATGGTACAATCATTCGTTATATCGAAGATAAGAACGACACAATAACAGCATTGTGGGTTACAGTGATAACCTTAGTATTATTTATAGTAGCAACCTTAACAATAATAACTCAATAAGATGGGACAGCACAGATTTAGAAAAGATACTACTAGACCTTACGAGGTTGACCAAATTAATACAATGGAAGATTTAGGTCGTAGATTTGTCCGAGACTGGCGAAGGGCCAATCCAAAAGATAAAGAATTTGTTTTAATGAGTGATAATAAAGAAGTATTAAAAGCATATAACTTAATGATAACTAGAACTTATGACAAAGCACCTGAGTATTAAAAGTACAATCCAACCTGACTTTAAGTTTATAAGTTATACAGCTTGGATGAAATTTATAATAAATAGAAACAATAAACTAAAAACCCAAAAACTATGAAAAACCTAATCAAAGCTTTAGTTGAAGCACAATCAGAAATGGGAAACGCTGTTAAGGATAGCAAAAACCCATTCTTCAAAAGTACTTATGCAGACTTAAATTCTATTCGTGAGGCTTGTATGCCAGCTTTAAATAAACATGGTATTGCAGTACTTCAGCCAATGGTTGTATTTGAGGGCAAAAACTACATTAAAACGATTTTGATGCATGAAAGCGGAGAAATGTTTGACAGCCTAACAGAAATCGTTTACAGCAAACAAAACGATGCACAGGCACAAGGTTCTGGAATTACTTACGCTAGACGTTATGGACTACAAAGTTTAGTTAATATCGGAGCTGAGGATGACGATGGGAATAAAGCAAGTGTTCAACCAAAAGCACCAGCACAATTGGATTCAATTCCTGCAATCAAAAACGCTTATGCTTCAGGAAAGATAACCAAAGAAAAAGCTATCGAATTACAAGAGGCTTTAACACCAAAAAAAGCTCCTTATGTTTTAGGGAATAATGATGAATCTTTAATCTCAAATAAGTAATGAGTGCATTTTTAGAAGCAGATAAGCTATTTACAAAGTTTGATAGTGCTGCATACGATACAACAGATAAAGAAGCGATCAAAGATTGCTGTATGCTTTGTGTAGATTTTTTAATCCAAGAATTAAAGGATTTAGAAACACCACCCGAAAAAGAAGTATATGAATATTGGAACGAAGTAAGAAACCAAATAACAAAACTATGATACAAACAAAATTTTCAGCCTCTCGGATTAGTGAACTACTAGCTGGAGGTCAAGGCAAAACAGCACAGTCGTATGTTTTAGATTTAGCTTTGCAATCAATAGGAATAAAAGAAGATTTTTCAACACCTGCAATGAAGCATGGAATACAAAACCAATTAGCAGGATTTGAAGCTGTTGTTAAACCTTTATTCCCGAACGCAGAATGGCACGATGAATTTATAAGCATCAATGAATTTTGTGGAGCTTCGCCCGACATTTTAAATGAAGGCAATCCAATGGACATAAAATGTCCTTTTCACATTGATAGCTTTTTAGATCAAATCAATTCAGTTCCTAAAAAGTACTATCAACAAGTTCAAATGCAAATGATAGCTTGTAAGGCAGACGTGGGACACTTAATATTCTATTTAACTAAGCCAGAGGAGTGGGGACAAGAAACGGAAGTAATCGAATATCCGTTTCCTTTGGAACTAAGATTTAAGATATTTGAGTTTAAAAAGGATGAGGAAATACAAGAAAAGATTTTAGAGAAAGTTATGGAATCAGAACCCAAAAAAATCCAAATGATTGAATTATTAAATAGTGCAAATGTTATGAGTGAGGAGCAGTTTTTTTATGAGCAAATGAATGGTTTCGCATTTCGCAAATTGCAAGATTGTAATAATATTTTAAACTTAGATAAAGTTACACGAGTAAATGATAAGTTCTATTATGCCAAGATGTAAAAACCAAAATTGCAAGGATAAATTCAAACCTAAATATTTCCTCCAAAAGCATTGCATGGAAAAGGATGAATGTATTGCCTTAGAAATAGAAATGAAAAAGGCAACTATCTGGAAAGAGAAACGAGCTGAATGGAAAGAGGATTTAAAAACAAAAGGCGATTGGATTAGAATTTTGCAGTCCGTTTTTAATACTTTTATTCGGACAAGAGATAAAAATTTGCCTTGCATAAGTTGTGGAAAAACAAAGGTGGAGGAGTTCCATGCAGGGCACTACATTGCGACTACTTATCAATATCACCGCTTTAATGAAGATAACGTACACAAACAATGCTCACAATGTAACACCCATTTAAGAGGGAATCTAATCCCTTATCGAATTGAGCTAATTAAAAAGATTGGATTGCAACGTGTTGAGTATTTAGAAAACACCAGGCACATGATGTTAGAATTAACTATTGAAGATATAAAGGAATTGATAAAGGAGTATAAATTTAAAACCAAACAACTATGAACTACTACAACACAACCCACGAATCTGGACAGCTACTATTGCAATATGAATATAAAGCAATATCACTTGAAAGGATTGTTTTAGAACTATTTAAAATGCAGAACAAGCCATTAACTTGGAGCGATGTACATTTGATTATTCCAAATGTGAACGAAGTAAGTTTGAAAAGAAGTATTACGAACTTGAAAACCTCTGGACACTTGGAAAAGACAAAAGAAAAAGGAATCAGCATTTATGGAAAACCAGCTTATAAGTATAGGCTGATCTAAAAATAAACTTGCAGATTAGAAATAAAGGTTTATATTTGTACCGAATTAATCAACCGCAAAATGAAAAATCAGAATTTACTTATTTAAAATATTGCACCTAAAGGATTAGCTTCCTATCTTCTTTGCGGTTGATTAGCTTTCCTGAGGGTGCATACCTATTTTACAATGGCTAAAGAATTACCATATTTTAGATTTACAGCTTCTGAATGGTTGCAAGATGATATTAGTTTAGAAAGCTATGAATCAAAAGGATTGTTTGCAGATGTTTGTGCTTACTACTGGATGCAAGATTGTGATGTTACTTTAGATAAGCTAAAAAAGAAGTTTAGCAATGCTACAATTTTGCTAGAGCAACTTATAAAAAGTGATATAATTAAGCACGAAAATAAGCACGATAAAATAAAAATTGACTTTCTATTGACACAATACGATTTATTAAGTGAGAAACATAAAGCTAGACAGAGTGCAGGTTCTAAGGGTGGCAATGCTAAAGCAATGCTACAGCAAAAAGGTAGCTATAAAGATAAGGATAATAATAAAGATAAGATAGAGATAGATACACGCAAATTAAAATTTGCTGACACCCTCAAACCTTTTGTTCAAAAATATGGCAAAGAAATGATTAGAGCTTTCTACGATTACTGGACTGAGCCAAACAAATCAAACTCTAAATTTAAACAGGAACTTCAAAAGACTTGGAGCTTAGAACGAAGATTAGATACTTGGAGCATTAATGATACCAACTTCAAACCTAAAAAGCAGGTAGTTTATAATCACGATACAAACGGACTAATATGAAGTATTTTAGATTAGAACACAAATTAAGCGATTTAAAGGCTTTTTCTGAGCAAGGGCATAAAGATATACGTTCAAGTGGTTTAAGTTCATTAGATTCAATATTTATGCTAAAAAAAGGCTATCCTATCTTTATAGGTGGTGCTCCGTATTCAGGTAAAACAGAATTTGCTTTTGAGGTTTTGATAAATACCTCTATTTTATACGGATGGAAACACTTTATTTATTGCGGTGAAGGTGGTAATATAGAACATATTTACGCTGAACTATTACATAAGTACTTAAA